TACATTAATGGCCATTGCCCCAGTTGAAAGTAGTTCTGTTGTTATTAATAGTACGAATGGTATTGAATTGCCAATGTCATTAATCTCTGTAAAAGAAAGTAAAGCAGGATCATTTACTCAAGTAGTACCTGAATACCACAAATTGAAAAATAAATATCAACTAATGTGGGAACAAAAAGATTGTGATGGTTATCTAAAAACAGCGGCAGTATTACAAGCATATGTAGATCAAAGCATCAGCACTAATACTTTCTACAATCCCGCACACTTTATGGATCGCAAAGTTCCTACTACATTGATCGCTAAGAACTTGATGCAAGCACATCATTACGGTCTAAAAACTTTTTACTACTCACTCATAAATAAAACCGGAAGTAAACAGCAAGAGACAGAAATTGCGCCATTAGAAGCCGTAGACTTTGATGATGAAGATTCCTGCGAAAGTTGTAAGTTATAGTAATTAGAAAATAGTAATATTATTGTCTAATGATAAATTATACTACGTCCCATAACGATAATTATAAGGAAAAAATGAGCAAAGACCAATACAATTTAACAACCAAGACAAACTATTTGAATCGTAAGATGTTTTTGGACCCTGCCGGTCCCGTGACTATCCAAAGATTTGAAGAGGTGCGATATCCAAAGATTGCAGACTTTGATGCCACAGCCCGTGGCTTCTTTTGGCAACCCGAAGAGATTAGTCTTACCAAAGACGTTAACGATTTTAAGGATGCGAGCGATGCAGTCAAACATATTTTTACCAGTAATTTGTTAAGACAGACAGCACTGGACAGCTTACAAGGTCGCGGCCCAACACAAGTTTTTACTCCTGTGTGTAGTTTACCGGAAGTAGAAGCACTAATGTATAACTGGGGCTTCTTCGAAACCAACATTCACTCAAAGAGCTACAGTCATATCATTCGTAACATCTATAATGTTCCTAAAGAGGTATTCAATACTATCCAGGATACAAAAGAAATTGTAGATATGGCAAGTAGTGTTGGACTTTATTATGATGAACTACATAAAGTTAATTGCCGTAAAGAATTAGGTATAGATGTTAATGAAAAAGAACATATCAAAGCAATTTGGTTAGCACTACATGCAAGTTACGCACTTGAAGCATTTAGATTTATGGTTAGCTTCGCTACAAGTTTGGCAATGGTTGAGAACAAAATCTTTATTGGTAATGGTAATATCATCAGCTTGATCTTACAAGACGAACTACTACACAAAGGCTGGACAGCATGGATTATAAATCAAGTTGTTAAAGAGGATCCAAGATTTGCTGTTATAAAACAAGAATGTGAGCAGGAAGTTTATAACATTTACATGGATGTGATTCGTGAAGAAAAAGAATGGGCAAATTACTTGTTTAAAAAGGGTCCAGTTATTGGATTAAACGCAAACATTCTTAAAGATTTTGTTGACTATACTGCAAATATTTCACTTAAGGAGATAGGTATTAAATATAATAACACTGCACCTAAAGTTACGCCTATTCCATGGTTCACTAAACATAGCGATACGCATAAAAAGCAATCCGCACTGCAAGAAACGGAGAGTACAAACTATGTTATTGGCGTAATGGATTCTACAATCAATTACGATGAATTACCGCAATTATAAAAAGGAATATTTATGAAATTTTTAATGCTAATGCTACTTTCATTCATAGTGAGCAATATTAATGCAGCAACATTAACTATATGTCAGGGCAAATATGCGTTGTGTGCAGCAAGCACATGCACAAAAACAGGAAAAACAATCACAACAAATAATGGGGTCACATATCCTGAGGTTGTATGTAAATGTCCTGTCTTAGAAGGTCCCAGTATTGCTGATCTTAGTTCGGGAGTTATGAAGGGTACGTGCAATGTAAATGATCCAACCACACAAGTATGGAGTTTGTTTGCACCGCGCATAGTTGAGGGATTTCATTATCCACAAGAAACAAACAATTTTGTTCATTCTCCGTTAAGTATGACCAAAGCTAAAGTACAATCCTGCCCGGGGGAAGTGGCACAGGAAAGTACAAATTGTTGGGGTATGCTTTGCGTATATGATAAAGAATTAACCAATAATACAATCACAGCAACATGCAGTTGCCCAATTGGACAAATTGCACAAGGTACAAAATTTTTAACGGAAGCAGGCCAAGGTGATAGTAAAGCGTGTTATAAACACCCCGTGGCTGCTCCTGTTCCCTCTCAATTTTCTAAACCAGCAAAAACAAAATAGGAAATTATTATGAAAGCTATTATTTGGAGCAAGTATAATTGTCCTTATTGTGACCAAGCTAAGTCACTGCTAAAACAAAACGGATATGAAATAGAAGAACGTAAAATTGGTGATGGTTATACTAAAGAAGAATTATTAGAAGCAGTACCAAACGCTAGGTCTGTTCCACAAATATTTTTAGACGAAGAATATATTGGTGGTTATACCGAATTAAAAAATAAATTAACAACATAAGGAATCAAATGAACATTAAAGATATTAATATTGACGAGGTTTATACGTTTAAGATGAGTTCGGGGGAAGAATGTATAGCTAAAGTAGTGGAAACAAATCTAGAACATAACGCAATCACTGTGATTGAACCTGTTTCTGTAGCCCCTGGACCACAAGGTATGGGTTTAGTCCCCAGTATTTTTACCGCGGATCAAAAGGCAAAAGTAACACTAAATACTAATAGTATTGCAATGTTAGTGCCAACTGATGATCAAGTAAAAATGAAATATCTTGAAGCAACAACTGGAATAAAAGTTCCACAGAAAAAATTAATACTAGGGTGATTATGCCACAACTAAGTCGTAAGGGTGATAAAAATACAACAGGAGGACAAATTCAGCGGGGAGCAAGTACTGTTTTCTGCAATGGTATTCCTGTTGGCTTACACGTTAGTGGCATAACTAGACACTCACCTTCTAGCAGACGATCTAGAAAACATAGATCAGCACAAACCACCGATGGCAGCCCTACTGTATTTTGTGAAAATTTACCAGTATTACGTGTAGGTTCTGGCAACACATGTGGACATAGAATCGTTCAAGGTAGTAATAACGTATTTTGTCCATGAGCCAAACTGCTAAACAAAGTCCACTTGGTATTAATGTATTAGGTTCAGTTTTACAAAACACTGGACTTAATATTAATCCTATTGTTACCGAATACATAGGCACTAGTAAAACAAATGATACATATACCTTTGGTACTATTGTAAAAAATACATGCCTTAACCTTTTAACTTATGCAATTAATGATGCATATGTTCGTGGATTTGTTGATACTGTTACATACAATAATTTGATCGATATAAAAGGTATAGGAAATAAAACTATTCGTGCATTGGGTAATAGTAAGTCTGAAAAATACGTAATATATGATCCTAAATCTACACAGGATCCTAATGGTGCTTGGAAAGGTCAAGCAAATACAGGTTATGCAATAGAAGGTGATACTGGTCAGGGACAAAGCGCAACATGGATTCCATATGATACTACCAATATAAACAGTAGTATTACACAATGGGGTTTTTTGCGTTGTTATGCATTGCAGGCATGGAACGAGTTTAATTATAATGGCATGCCTGTAGATACAACCAATGTCGAATATAAAGATTTTACAAGTAGTATATTAACTGTCGATGGCTTCATTAAAAATACAAACAGTACAATTTACGCATTACAAAATAGCAAAACCTTTTTAGAAGGTACTTATAGTAATCAAAATGATTTAATTACCGCAGACATATCAGGTATTAGTTTAGCACTATCTGCTTTTGGAAATGATTGCATAAATTTAGGATCCGCTATAGACTTATCAACAATTTCAACATTTGGTTTACCATCAAACTTACTGGCAAATTTAAATAAAAATAATGCTATTACACAAAGTTTAAGTTTGGCATTACTCGGCGCGGGCATAACAGTAAATGATTTAAACAATTTACTTATAGGTAACAGTTTAACGACTGAGCAAGAAAAACAAATATATGGCGCGTTTGGAATAATAGGTGGTGTTGATCTTAAAGAAATATTAATATGCTTGAACTGTAAGACAGAAAATCTAACATTATTAGTTGATTTATTAAACATTAAAAAACTATTTCCTATAAGTCATAATACATTAACTGTCCCTGTTTATAACTCTAGTCAAAGTATTAATAACAGTAAAACATATTATCAAATATATGTAAACGGGGCAGTTAATAGTCAAGTTATCTCTAAAAGATTTGGAAATTATTTATACGGTATTTTACCTGATGATCAAGCACAAGCTGCCGAAGCATTTTCTGTTAGTGTACAACAAGTAAGAAATATACAGTTTGTTGATTTTACAAAATTTAGCCAAATTGTATTTTCACTTGAAACTGATATTGGATTATCAAGAGTAAATGGTACAAATGTACCAACTGATACAATATTAGCAACAGAAGGCGTTGACTTAACAGGAGCCGGCAGCGGGGTATACGGCACTTATACAATGAGTGATTTTTTTGGTTGTATGACAGGTCTACCCTATCCATGGAAGTCTATATATGGAAATATCAAGTTTCTTGAAACACAAAACTTATACAACATTTACCAAAATTTATATTTAACAGTAACATGGGAGCAAGCAACTGCTACATGGGATGGTAGTAATTTTACATATACTAATAGAGGTGGCGGATATGGGAGAAACGGAATATATCCCACTGCAACTGTAGGTGGAAACCCTGCAACGGTTGTTATTGGCACTGATCCTACAGATATTTGTACATTTGGTAGAATTGTATCAATTGTCTATTCGGGCCCAGCTGATATAGTTGTAATAGATAGTCCACCAGATGATGGCACGGGTGGCTGGCCCTCTTTGAATACAATCGTGCAAAATTACATTGATCAAGCCAACAATGAAATAGCTATGATATATTTAGATGGTCAAGAAACCGCTATTAAAGAGTTAAATGCACAATATGATTTAATTGGCAGTTTTTTAACAATCGAACAAAGAGCTAGATTTACTGCGTTACCACCTGTGCCAATAATTTCACCACCTGTAGCAAGTGTGCCATATAATCCAAGTGGGTCAACCAAAGATTATACCTTGAATTCATATCCAGGTGCATTAATTTCTTTTGTCGATGCACTACCAGAATTAAGCATAGAAACGCAGCCACACATGGCAGCACAAAGCTTAGAGTCGATTTGTGATTACTGCACAACGGGTGGACAAAGTTTGGTTGCATTAATGAGACAAGAACGAAATAAATACCGACTAAATTTAATTGGTGTTGAACAAGACAATAATATATCAGATACATTAGATGAAAAACAACAACAACTATTAATGGCAAACGGGACAATTCCTAATGCAGTTGATGGAATTCCAACACAGGTTATAAGTGAAGATAATAAAGTAGTTAATTACACTACACCGGCATTTCCGGGAAATCGTGATTGTGATGGTACAGAAGTTAAAGTTAAACCCGCAGTAGTTGTAAATCCAAACCTACCCGCTAAGTACGATCAAGCAGGAGCCCCAACACTAAACAACACTGCACAAGATTATTGCAATGGTACCATATTACCAATATTAGACGTAAATTATTTGGGTCCAAACAATGATGGAACGGGACCAAATAATGGAACTACAATACCTGTAGTTCAAGTAAATACTTATGTTCCATGTAGTTTATCAAACGAAGTCATTGATATTACAAAACCAATAGTTCCCGGAGCAGTTAACCAAACCGTTGTTATATTGCCATTGAATTTGGATACACTTTATACATCATCAACAATGTATCCATCAACATACAATATACAAGAAGCAATTGACAAAGTAATTGAATGTAATTGCGATTGCTGGGTTAATTGAACCAAAAATCTTGTTAATAAAATTGTGAGGTGCTACACTAAGCAATCCTAGTTACCGAACCTTTGTTCGAATGAAAGGAGAAAAAATGGAAACATCGTTAAAAACTATATCCTGTGTTATAGGATTATTTTTGGTCGGCTTTTTAACATTCAGTATTGCTAACCATAAACTAGAGCGTTACAAAAATGAAACAACGGCTGAAGCTGGCCCATCTGCAAAGGAGATTGAAAGAAATCTACAATGTCTTGCTATAAACATTTATCGTGAAGCTGGGCATGAAATTTTTCAGGGAAAAGTTGCTGTAGCTCAGGTTACATTGAATAGAACTGAGGATGGTAGATTCCCGAAAGATATTTGTGGAGTTGTATATCAGAAAAATGTCTTTATGGATAAAATAGTATGCCAATTTAGTTGGTTCTGTGATCAAGCTGTACGTATACGTCCTATCAATGATAAAGCGTACACTGAAAGTATGGAAGTAGCTAAAAAGGTAT